GCATCGGTGGTTGGATAATGCCAAACATTTTAATTGATTTAGCAGCTGAGTTTACTGGCAAGAAAGCCTTTGATAAGGCTGGCAAGTCCACTACTGGTCTTGAGAAGAGTGTCAAAAGTTTAGGCAAAACTTTAGGTTTAACCTTTAGTACTGCCGCTGTTCTTGCCTATGGCAAAGCCTCTGTAAAGGCGGCAGCAGCCGATCTGAAGGCTCAGCAACAATTAGCCCTAGCCTTAAAGAATGTCGGCTTAGAACGCGATGCAGCGACCGCTGAAGGCTATATCCAACGGATTGAAAAAGAATATGCAATCGTTGATGACAAACTTCGCCCATCTTATTCCAGATTAGCCATTGCCACACGCGACACTGCTGAAACTCAGCGACTTATGGGTATCGCGATGGACATCAGCGCAAGCACTGGCAAAGATCTTGACTCAGTTACTTCAGCATTAGCAAAGGCTTTTCTAGGTAGCAATACAGCCCTTAGCAAGTTGGGTGTTGGTATATCTAAGGCCGATCTTGCAACTAAATCCTTTGATGAAGTTACAAAAGATTTGGCTGCAACCTTTGCTGGCGCAGCTATTAAATCAGCAGACTCAGTTTCTGGTTCAATGGACAAACTGGCTATTGCTACGAATAATGCCAAAGAAACCATTGGTGTTGGTTTAATTGAAGCATTCGCAAATCTTGCTGGCAATGGTGATGTAGATCAAGCAGTAAGCAAGATCGATAGTGTTGCCGCTTCATTAAGTAAAATGATTGTAGTTGCCAGTAAGTTGAAATGGTATGACTGGGTAATTGGTGGCATTACTGGTGGCACAATTACAGACATCACCAAGTTCAAAGGCATGGGAAACGTTCCTTTAACTGGTGGATCCAACATGGATACTCAACGATCTGATGCCGCTGCTAAAGCCGCAGCTGCTAAAACTATCGCTGCCAATAAAGCAATAGCAGCCAACAAGATTAAAGCCGATAAATTAGCCGCTGCTAATAAAGCAAAACTTGATAAGGCAGCCGCTGTTTTTGATATTCAAAACATTCAGATTGCTGCTGCTCTAAAAGGCAAGATTAGCGAAGAAGAAAAGACTCGCTTGCTACTTATGCAAGCCATTGCTGATGAAGATACCGTCAAGGCTGAAGCATTACAAAAGAAACTTGAAGATATTCAGAAGCAGAATGCCAAGATTGCTGCTGATCTTTTAGCCATTGGACAAGCCAAAGATCCTTTTGCTACATGGGCTGGCAGTTTATCTTTAGCGTTGGCAGCACTTGGTAAAGTTGGTTTAGGCATGTCTGCCATTAATGGCATTTTAGTTCCTGGTGTTGATTACAATCCCGGTCAAAATCCAGATCGTAACTATGATGCGAAAGTAGCCGCGGCAAAAGCAGCAGCCGAAAAAGCCGCTGCTGAAAAAGCGGCCGCTGACAAAGCAGCAGCAGACAAAGAAGCTGCCGATAGAGCAGCCGCTGTAAGCACTATTTTTGAAGAAGATGACACAATCGATGACATCTTGGCCAAGGTTATAAATGTTGCCGAAGCCGCTGCCGAAGCTGCTGCCGCTGCCGCTGCTTCTGTTACAGAAACTCAAACCACTGTTGATGCACTTGCTGCTTCAGCCACAAATGGCTCGCCTGTGGCTGGTACTAACTTTAATCCTAGTCAAAGTAGAGATCGCAACTATGATTCTGGTTATATGATGCAAGCACCAGTAACTGTAAATGTCACCGTCACTGGATCTGTAATAGCTGAACAAGACCTTGTTAAAACTGTAAATGATGCAATAGTAACTGGTAACACTCAAGGTTTAAGATTTACTCGACCAGGTTCATTGCAAGAGTTTGAGTAATTATGACACTCCCAGTAATTAACGCCATAATCAACTTTTCAACAGGTGCTGGCTTTGCCTCGCCTATGATTCTTGATTCAGGCGTTCTGGGAGTCAATGCTTTAGCTGATAGCACAGCAGTCACAGTCGATGTATCTAACCAAGTTGATTCAATCAAAACTAATCGCGGTCGCACAGCTCTTTCAGACATATTCCAGACTGGCACAATGAGCCTTCGCATCATTGATCAGAACGGCGACTTTAACCCGATGAACCCATCATCGCCGTACTATGAACTTTTAACTCCAATGCGCAAAGTAACTATTACTGCTAGTTACGAGGGAACTACTTACCCAATCTTTGCAGGTTACATAACCTCATATAACACAACCACCCCTAAAGATGTGGGTGAAATTGTTTATACTACGGTGCAAGCAGTTGATGGCTTTAGACTATTCCAGAATGCCCAAATAACAACAGTCCCAACAACTCCAGCAGGTCAAACTACTGGCACTCGTATTGGCAAGATCCTCGATGCAATCGGCTGGCCTTCTGGCATGCGTGACATCGATGCTGGGCAGACCACAGTTCAAGCAGATCCTGGCACTCTTAGAACTTCCCTTGCCGCAATGCAGCTGATCACCAGCACTGAATATGGTTCACTGTATATGGACGGATTTGGAAATGTTGTTTTCCAAGACCGCCAACTTACTTCTTCAAGCGTGGCTGCTACTCCAGTGGTATTTGATGACAATGGCACTGGCATTTCGTATAACAATGCCCTCTGGAAATTAGACGATACTCTGGTTTTTAACAAAGCCAGCGTTACTCGTACTGGTGGCACTCCACAGGTGGCCAGCAATCAAGCTTCGATTGATAAGTATTTTTTGCACTCATTCCAAGAGCAAAACCTGCTGATGGAAACAGATGCAGAAGCCCTAGACAATGCCAGAGCCTTTGTTGCTTCTCGCCAAGAAACTTCAATTCGATGCGATGCTGTTACTTTAGATCTCTACACTGCCAACTACGATGCTGGCATTACTGCTGCCTTGGATCTTGATTTTTTTGATCCAATTACAGTAACCACCACTCAACCGGGCTCATCGACCCTAACCAAGACTTTGCAGGTATTTGGCGTGTCACACGACATCAAGCCAAGTAACTGGAAAACCACATTAACAACCCTAGAACCCATCATTGATTCGTTCATTATTGGAACAGATTATGGGATACTAGGCACTAACACACTTTCTTACTAAGGAGAACAAATGGCAGCAGGACAAGGCTTCAAGACATTCGCCACAGGTGATGTTCTCACAGCCGCAGATACTAACGGATACCTTATGCAGGGAATCTGGGTCTTTGCCGATGCGGCAGCCCGTACAGCTGCGGTAACTAGCCCACAAGAAGGCAACATGTCTTTTTTGAAAGACACTAATTCAACTGAATACTATAGTGGCGCAGCGTGGGTAGCAGTCGGTGGCTCTACACCTACATTCGTGGGTGCGAATGCAACTAAGACTGCTAACCAATCTTTAGCAAATGCTACTTTAACTGCAGTTACATTTGATGGTACTGACATTTTAGATAGCAATAGCTTTCACAATCCTTCATCGAACAATACAAGAATGACAATTCCAACAGGTTATGATGGCAAGTATTTAATTCAAGCAACTGTAGAATTTGCTTCAAATACAACAGGCGGCCGAGAACTTCAAATTTACAAAAATGGTACAACAGTTTTGCAATACGTTACAACGGATGCAGAGGGCTCATTAACTATTGCCATTTCGGGAACTTTTGGTTTAGTCGCCACCGATTATGTTGAAATTAGAGCTTATCAATCATCAGGCGGTGCGCTTGATATTTGGGCAACTAACAGCGGTTATACAAACGCTACTTCATTTCAAGTCACTTATTTAGGAGCATAAAAATGAGTTTATATGATGAGATTATTGCGGTTTATCCTGAATTAACTAATGATGATTTCGGCGTAAATGGATGTATTGCATTATGGGATGATTCTGACGGCAAAGGTGCATACATACAAAAATGGGAATACTCAAAGCCAATTCCAAGTGGTCTTAAATTAGGCAAATGAAACCAAGACTATCTAAGTGCGCGATCCAGTTAAGAGAACAGATTGACGACACCTTCGGAGATCGAGATCGAACTTCTGATGGTTGGATCGGCGATACTCGACACAGCGCGCGCCCTTCAGATCACAATCCTGATGCTAACGGCTGGGTTCGTGCCATCGATGTCGATCGAGATCTTTCAGGCAAGGCTAAACCAGACCTCATGCCAGATCTTGCGGATCAAATTCGTGTCTTTGCAAAGTCTGATAAGTCAAAGCGCATCAGCTACATCATCTTTGATGGAAAGATCGCAAGCCCAATCCTTAAATGGAAATGGCGCAAATACACAGGGATTAACAAACATACGCAACACTGTCACATCTCGTTTACGCAAGCGGCTGACCTTAATGGTGAGTTTCTTCAAATACCTATGATTGGTGGAACACAATGAAAGATCTACAAAACGCATTAGGCTCATGGGGCAGAGCATTCTTAGTTGCAGTTATCTCAATGTATGCAGCTGGTGTCACTGAGCCTAAGGCTTTGATCGCCGCTGGTGTTGCATCGATTATCCCACCAGTATTGCGATACTTGGATCCTAAAGATGAACTCGGAAGAAAATGACACAGGGCGAGTTCTTTCAGCTCTATATTGCCACGCTTGTGACAATCGGTGGATTGGCTGGTTATGTGATCACACACTTACTCAGCGAGATCAAGCGACTCAACACACGCGTTGATGAGATTTACAACATACTTTTAGAACGCTAAAATAAACCATGGCTCCGCGCAAAGCAAAGGCATTAGAGGATCAAGGCTATACGCCTTTAGAAGCCTATTGCATTGGTCTTAATGAGTATTACAAGGCTTTGCGCAAGGCTGGTTTTGCCACAGACATCTGCATGTCATTGCTTATGGATCCTTATTCATATCCTGATTGGATTCTGCCTAAACGCATCAACGATAATCCCAGCAGAATGCCGGACTTTTATCCCGACGATGACGAGGATTAATGAAAAGAACCATCGTAGTTCCAGACTTACAAGTCCCATATCACGATGAAGTAGCAGTCAAAAATGTTTCGAGTTTTATTAAGGCGATTCGCCCCGATGCTGTCGTTACTCTCGGAGATGAAATCGATCTCCCACAAATCAGCCGATGGACGGAAAATAAGCCAGGCTGGTACGAGCAAACCTTAGCTAGTGATCGCGACATGACAGTCAATGTCTTATGGGAATTGACCCAACATGCCAAAGAAGCGCACATGATCAGGTCAAACCATACTGATCGACTTTACAATGTCATTATGAACAAGATTCCAGCATTTTTATCACTTCCAGAACTTCGCTTTGAAAAGTTTATGAAGCTCGATGAACTGGGAATCTCCTACCATAAGAAGCCATTTCCGATTGCTAAGGGTTATGTTGCAGTGCATGGAGATGAACAGGCCATTAAACCTACGCCTGGCCTTACAGCCCTAGAAGCAGCCCGTAGGCATGGGCTAAGCGTGATCTGTGGTCACACTCACCGCGCTGGCCAATCGGCCTTTACAGAGGCTTCTGGGGGCAAATTAGGGCGCATTCTGCGTGGCTTCGAGGGTGGACATCTCATGGACATTCGCAAGGCTGCTTACACTAAAGGCACAATGAACTGGCAACAGGCATTTTTGATTCTTGAAGAAGATGCTAAAGGTGTCCAGGTATCAATCATTCACATAGAAAAGGACGGGACATTTGCCGTTAACGGTCGAAGGTATGGACGATCTCGATAATCCGCTTAAGCGCGACATCGATAACCACATGGACGACGCAGAATTGTTACCGTTTCGTTATCAAAAGGTGATTGCTAAGTCCTAGGTAACCTGTACCTTAAGCCTTATCAGTCAACCGTTGACTCGATGGAAAGGGCTAAAATGAACACAGATCTTTATTTTTATCTAGTTATGTTAGCGTTTTTAGTTGTTGGCATAGCTGCTGGATATGGCATGGGATTCAAAGAAGGTAAAGAAGAAGGCTACGCACTCGGCCGTTCGGTCGCTCGACACACATTCTGGTCAGAGTGAAGGCCAGTGAAATCCTCGATGAAGCCAAGCAACTCCTCGTCGAGCGAGGTAGTGAGTACGGCGATTCAACTCTCAATCACATTCAAATCGCAAGACTCTGGAGTGTGTATCTTGACAAAAACATCGAGCCACACGAAGTCGCAATCTGTCTTATCCTCACCAAAATCTCGCGAATTAAAACAACGGCAAACCACCCAGACAGTTACAAAGACATCTGTTCGTACTCTGCAATCGCTGGCTCTATTACATCAACTGATTGGACAGACCTTGACAGTTACTAAGGCCAAGCCCGGTCAATGGTGTGATTACTGCAAGATGCGTTGGGGTCAAGATCACCCTAATGGCAAAGGTAAAACACTAGCTCTCTGGACTGTGGTAAGTCAGCATGCAAAGTCTAAAGGAATCAACCGACATTATTGCCAGCCTTGCGCTGTTTGGGTGTCAATCTGGCCAGATGGATCTCACTGGCCTTTAACCGAGCAAGCCGAGTTTCTAGTAAAGCAAGAGGAGATCAATCATGGCGTTTAACCTAGCTGATTATGAAACAGTCGAGAGCCGACTGGAAAAGTTTTGGAAGGAGTTTCCCGATGGACGGGTATCAACTGAATTGGAAGTTTGTGAAGCTCATCGATATGTTGTTAAAGCCTATCTCTACCGCACTTATCTCGACCAAGTCGCTTACTCGACTGGGTTTGCTGAAGAGAAGGATTCTGATCGCGGCGTTAATGCCACTAGTGCACTTGAAAACTGCGAGACTAGTGCGATCGGCAGAGCACTTGCGAATGCAGGTTTTGCTACTAAAGGCAGACGGCCTTCCCGAGAGGAAATGGTCAAAGTATCAGTGGCAGGACGAAGCGGAAGCGCGCAACCTGAAAAACCAATCCTCAAAGAAAAGTTCCCAGAACCAGTAGCAGATGCCTGGACAATAGAAAACCCTAAAGATGTTCAAGAAGTCGTACAAGTCGAGGGTGCGCCAACATTGAACTCAGCGATGAACTTACTAGCTGATGAACTTAATGCAAAAGAATTACCGCAAGCACCTAAGTGCCAGCATGGATCGATGATTCATAAGACTGGCACATCATCTAAGACAGGCAAGCCTTATGAAGGTTATACCTGTTCGGCTAAGAATCGGGCAGAACAATGCCCAGCGATCTGGTTGTAACTAATGGCTTCCCAGCATCGTAAGCACAGGGGTTACCGCACTCAAAAGTGCGTCGCTGAGTACCTAAAAAAGTGGTTCCCTTATGCAGACAGTGCTGGGGCAGGTAGGCAAGGCAGTGATGTCACAGGTGTTCCGTTCGACATCGAAGTGAAAGCACGATCTGCCTTTCAACCGAAGGAGTGGCTGGATCAGACCCGTAAACGCTCAGATGGGAAGCTGAGTGTTGTGGTTATGAGATTCAATGGACAGGGAGAAGATGCAGCGGAATACGGTGCAATGCTTAGATTCTCAGATCTGGTTCAGCTACTCAATAAAGTCGATTATGCAGAATGGTTTCAAGAGCCAAGCCGATGCAAGGGCTGTGGCACCTGGCTAATTAATGCCGATTATTGTACGAAGTGTA